AGGCTTCCCCTACGCAGGCTCAGCCAACAGGATTCAATCCGTTAGCTATGTCGGATGCGGAATACGAGAAGCAATTTAATTCCGATTTTATTTAAGGATCTAAGTAATGCCACAGATTTATAACGACCCCGCTGGAGGTAATGATTCCAGTATCGGTAAGCAGTTCCGTACGGATCACTACATCAAGCGTGCANTGATCGAAGCGCGTAAAGAAATGTACTTTGGGCAATTGTCCGGNGTAACCAATATGCCCAAGAATATGGGTAAAAAAATTAAGAAGTACCATTACTTGCCATTGTTGGATGACGCCAACATGAACGATCAAGGTATTGATGCGTCTGGTGCTGTAATCGATAACACTCGTTGGTCTGCCTGGAATGGGCAGGGTGTACTCCTCGGGGATAACTTCATTGATGAAGTAACTGCGCTAAGTCAGGAAGGCGCCAATATTATTCGTCAGAACTCCGGCAACCTGTACGGAAGTTCAAAAGATGTGGGTGTAATTTCTTCCAAGCTACCAACACTGTCTGAAACAGGTGGTCGAGTAAACCGTGTTGGTTTCACCCGAAAAGAAGTAGAAGGCACCATGGAGAAGTTTGGCTTCTTCGATGAGTACACTCAGGAATCAGTGGACTTTGATTCGGATGCTGAGTTACAGATGCACATTCACCGCGAAATGCTGAACGGTGCAATGGAGATGACTGAAGACGCCTTAATGGTCGATTTGATGAACTCCGCTGGCGTTGTTCGTTTTGCCGGGACTGCCGCCGCCAACATCCAAGTCAATGATGAAGATACGGTGGTGTACGGCGATCTTCTGCGCCTCTCTATCGATCTGGATAATAACCGCACGCCAAAGCAAACTAAGGTGATTACCGGTACTCGCAGGATAGATACCAAAACCTTGCCTGCTGCCCGCGTGATGTTCATCGGTTCAGAGCTTATTCCGACTATTGAAGGTTTGACTGATTCCCACGGTAACCCTGCATTTATCCCCGTACAGAAATACGCGGCAGCCACCACCATCCTCAATGGTGAAATTGGTTCTGTTAGTAACTTCCGTATTGTGGTTGTGCCCGAAATGGGTAAGTGGTCGGGTGCTGGTTCTCCTGCAGGTGGTAGCGAAACCCACTATGAAAGCGGAAATAACTTCGATATTTTCCCAATGCTTGTTGTTGGTGAAGGTAGCTTTACTACCATCGGTTTCCAGACTGACGGTAAAAGCACGAAGTTTAAAATCACCCACAAGCCCCCTGGTGAGGCGACTGCGGACCGTAATGATCCATATGGTGAGACTGGTTTCATGTCTATCAAGTGGTGGTATGGCTTTTTGCTAGAGCGTTCAGAGCGTATCGCTGTCATTAAAACTGCCGCAATTATGTAATAGCGGTATACCAAAAAGGTAGGCATCCCCGGTCTACCTTTTTATTTGTCCTTTCCAATTAATCGGAGCTTTCCGCAATGAGTGACGAACAACCTACAGTACAGCCTTCGGAAGATGAATTGACTGTGTTGAAAAATCGTGCAGATACCTTGGGTTTGAAATACCACCCAAATATCGGTGTCGATGTTCTACGTGAACGAGTGACTAAAGCGCTTGCTGAATCTAAACCAAGTGAAGAGCAGCCAGAAGCATCACCTGCCTTACTTAAAAAAATTGCAATGAGACGGAAGAAGAAAGACGCTGAAGCACTGGTGCGTGTTCAAGTTACTTGCATGGACCCAAAGAAAAAAGAGTGGGACGGAGAAATCGTCACTGTGGGTAATTCCCTTGTGGGTTCTCTTAAGCGGTATGTCCCATACAATACTGAATGGCACATCCCTCGTATGATGCTGGATAACTTGAAAGAAGCAAAGTGTCAGGTTTTCTTCTCCGTGAAGGGTGCGCAAGGTAATAGCAGCCGCCGTGGCAAGTTAATCAATGCCTACGCAATTCAGGAGCTTCCGCAATTAACTGAGGAGGAGTTAAAAGAACTCGCTCAGCGTCAGGCGATGGCTAATGGCACAGCAGAAGTGGCGTAACGGACGACTATGGCAGAAGTAAGTGTTACAGATTTAACCTCGGGGCTGGTGGACGGTCCTGGGGTTTTTGATAAGTTAGTACAGGCCTTTTCTGCCCACTTGGATCAGGAGTATGTTAAGGGGCGCATTAAAGGCACTGAATATTCCCAGGTCTATCTCGGAGGTATGCAGCACGCAATGGACACTGCTCTGAAGTTACTACTTCAGCAGCAAAGGGTCGATTTAGAGGCTCAATTACTGACGGTACAAGTAGAAAATGCAGGTAAAGAGGGCGTAATCCTCGATGACCAACATACAAAAATAGGTCAGGAAATTGCAGCCGAAAAACCCGCATTAGAAGCACTGGTTTTAACTGCAACAGAATGTAAGCTCAAAGGTGAGTTTGATGTTGCTGGAGCAACAAGTGCTAAAAATAATCGCAGAAACTGCGGTATTGACCCAGAAGAAAGTAACTGAGTCCGCACAAACAAACAGTGTAGGTGTAGATGTAGATAGCGTTGTTGGAAGACAGAAAGCGCTGTATCAGGCTCAGTCGGATGGTTACTTGCGTGATGCCGAGCAAAAAACAGCAAAGATCTTAGTTGATACTTGGAATGTGCGCCGTACAACAGATGGTGGCACCATTGCCGACTCAACCAATCGATTGGATGACTCTACGATTGGGCAGGCGATCAACCAACTGCTAATCGGGATTAATGTCAGCTAAATCAGATGGAATCCTAAATAATAATAGGGAGCTTTTGCTCCCTATTTTTTTGTCTGGAGTATTTCGTGGGACTATTCAGTAGCAAGACTAAAACATTTGTAGATACGCAAGTTATGCGGGTTATCCCCGATGCTCAGGTACCGGATACAGTTTCTGCCAGTGTAATTACATCCATCTTTAAGACGCGGGATATTGTTGCCGGCCTTCAACAGGACATATTAGGTAATGCTTCAGGTAAGTTTTCTCGTGCCTATCAGTATGCAAAGAGTGGTGAGTATTTCTACGGGCTTCCAGAGGCTACTACGGTTAGTGGGGACCAGGGACGGGAAGAAGCCAAATTAGTATTGGATACGTTAACCGGGCGAGATGTAACAATTGACTACTTACGCTTTAGGCCGATAAATAATTTTCACTTGGGGTGGCAGGAAGTTACGGACACATATGGATACAGTTTTGAGCACAATACGTTGTCCACACTTTCTGCGGAGAAAGGTGCCCCCGTTTATTTAGACGACCTAGTTGCCGTTTACCCCCCTGATTTGGATTATGAATCTACAGCACTAGGTAGCTTTAGCGAAAGCCCTACTAGTAAACCTACTCCTGAAAGACCTGTAGCTGCAGAGGCGGTTGGACTGGGTAAGTACAGTGTTGGTTCTTCCTGGAAAGCAGGGAGCATCTTTGGTGTAGAGATCCATTATGTATGGAAGGACACCTCGGGTAATCTGCAGGGTGAATTTATATTCGTTGATCTATCTTCCTATGATCTTGCCGATACTTATTTTCAGGCTCGGTATACCTACGTCGATACTGGATCGATAACTCGACAGAAGTATTTTACTTATTCACCGCTGGAAGGTACGTACCCAAAACTCGATGCAATTCACCGTGTGGATTACACCCATGCTGGAGATCACTTTCCATTTATTGTTTTTCGGCAGGATGGACAAAACCGAGCATCCCCTCAAAATCACGATACCGAAGCGTATAAAACAACGTCCAATTTACTCAAGTATTTGGGGATAGACTTTTACAGTTTGGCGACCGACCTACACGCAAATCCTGACATTGATGACGTTGAGCACGCAATCATGCTTATGGGGGTGCCCTACGATTCCTCTCACCCAACGGACATGGCGTATTTATTCCGTCACTTTTCCGATTTGGCGGAGTTGTTTCCTGTTCAGGGTGGGGCCGACATCGACGAAATTGAGAATCGCTTATTAGGGCAGACGAGTCAGCATGCAGTCCGCATTCAGGATGCTGGGTTCGAGATGTATTTGAGTTTTTCTGGAATCTCGAAAAAAACCAAAGCAGGCAGCATTGGCCCAATTGGCAGCTATACCAATACACAAGGTTCTTTCAATCCTCCTGGGTTAACTGCAGCAGATATTGCTGAGGGGGCTGATATTCCAGCTTTGTTACCTACACGTATTTTCCGTAGACAAGTAAGTGATAGCGCGTATGTGGAAGTCACGATAATTAACCTGGCACTAAGGTTTCCGTTTGATGATGGTTATCAGGATGTAGCTTCAAGCTCTGATGGAAATTTATTGATCCCACTGCATTGGGAGACTTCACGGGAACTTCCAAGAAGCGAGCGCGAAATACTGTACTACAGAAGTTTTCACTTCGTTTTTAACGCTCGTGTGGAGCATAAAGTGGAGTGGTATGAACGAGCCTGGTTTAGGGCAGTTCTGATCATTATTGCTGTAGTGGTTACCATAATTTCATACGGGCAAGCGTGGGAAACTATTGTGGCAGCAGCAGAAGTGGGGGCTACAGCAGTTGCGCTTGCGGTGTTGAAGATCGTCGCAGTCTCATTTGCCGT